GATGTTCCCCGCGTAGGTGGCCACCTGGGGGCGGGTCAGCCACTTCCAGCCGAACACCTTCATTCCGGTCAGGGTGCCCGGGGTGACGCTGTTGGCGTAGGGCCGCCGGGTGTCGACCGGGGTCCAGAGTTCATCGACCCATTGGGGCCTGATCCACGCCCCGTCCGACGTGTCGGCGGCCGGGGTGATGTCCGTCAGGGCGGCGTTAATCGCGGCCGCATCGGTGGACCCCGCGATTTTGCGGACCACCCGTTCCATGGCGGCGTCCAGGGACAGCCCACGTTGGCGGCGGCGGGCCATGCTGGCCCCCACCGGGCCCGCCGGGGCCCCCTGGGCTGGAATACCGTTCACGGGCTGTCCTTCCGTGCTGCTGTCGGTGCTGCTGTCGGAATCGTCATCGTCATCGTCATCGGGGTCGGGGTCGGGCCCGCCGGCCACGCTGGCCGGGTCCGTGTCGGTGGCCACCAGGCGGGCGTCCGCGAAGGCTGGAATGGACGTCAGGGCCACCGCCGACAGATCCGCCTTAGTGACCTTGCCCGCCTTGTCCATGACGACGTTGTCCAGTTCCACCGACAGCGCGTCCCGGACGCCTTCGGATGCCTCCAGCAGGGCCGTGTCCCCGTCCGGGGTGGCGGCCGCCCGGAAGGACATCGTCAGCCCGGCCGCTGTCTCAGTGGCCGTCAGGGCGTACCCCACGGGGGAGGTCCGGCCGTGCTCCCGGAACAGCTTGCACCGGCGGAGGTCCGCCGGAAGGGTGATGGCCCCGGCCGCCACCGACACCGGCCCGGCGGAGGTCCGGCCCACCTTGCCGAACGGCAGGGCCAGGCCGGTAATGGTTCGCTTGTCATCGGCCAGGTCGGCGGCCACCGCCGGGACTGGGGTGATCAGGGTCAGGCGCACGGGTTAATCCTCCGTAGCTGGGCCGGTGGCCGGTGCCGCCGGGGTGGTGAGTGAGGACAGGTCGAACGCGGACCGGACCCCCTGGGGGACAACGTCATCCATGGACAGCCGGGACGTGACGGCGTCCACGTACAACTGGAGGCCGTAATCGATCCATTCCTGGTTCCGGCCCTGGGTGGTCTCATACGTCAGGGACGCCCCCACCTGGACGGCGTCCAGCATCATCGCTGGCATGGACACCACGCGGGCCACGTCCAGGGCGGACGCGTTCCGGCCCGCTATCAACAGGTCCGACGCCGCATCCATGGGGTGGTCCTTCGTTTCGATCGCGGCGTTGGTGAACAACACCCCGTTGTTATCGGCCAGGGCCGCCCGGGTGTTCGAGATCAGTTCGCCCCGTTCTTCCTTCGTCAGTTCTATGTCGGTCAGTTGGTGGAGTTCCAGCCGGAACGGGCGGGCGGCCGTGTCGGCGGCGGACCGTTCCAGGGCCCCCGCCGCCCGGATGGTGGCCTGGGCGAAGTTCAGGATTCCCTCATGGGGGCCGGGGATGTAGACCACCGGGAACGCCAACGGCTGGCCGCCGCCGTCGGTGAACGTCCAGGTGTGCGTGTCCTCCACGTAGACCCGGTCCCAGCCGGTCCACGGGACGTGAACCATGCGGGTCGGCCGGTCGTCGGCCGGGTCGCGTCGGGTGACGGCCCACAACGCTTCACCGTAGAACAGGTGATCGTCCACCGTGGCCAGCATGCGTTGGAATGGGGACTGGGCCTCTATGCCGGTCTGGTCCTGGTCGGCCCCCGTGAGGTCCCCGAGCTGGCCGTCGGTGCCCTGGCACCAGTAGGGGCCGGGGTCCAGTTGGACGTCCCGCCGGTAGGCCCCCAGGGGTAGCCGGGCGATCGCCCCACAGGTCAGGTGACGGGCCCTGGCCACCGCCGGGACGGCCATGGCGTCCGCCCTGGACACCGGGGCCACGTTGCCGCCCAGGATGTCCGCCCAGACCACCGCGTCCAGGGTGGACGAGGTCCACGCCTGGACCTGGGGGGCCAGCCGGGGAATGTTCGCGTTCATCGCGTGATTCAGGCTGGCAGCGCTGGCCAGGTTCTGACCCAGCCGGGGGAGTTTCACGGCCCGAACCCTGCCAGGTGAACCGGGCCCCGGCCGGGCTGTCGGTACCGTGCGGGACGCTACGGGACGTGGCGAGACTCCCGGACCCCTGGACCGTGACCGTGGTGACCGTGCCGATAGCGGCGGAGCTACTGGGGATGTCCCGGACGGCGGGCTACCGGGCCGCCAGCACCGGGGACCTACCGACCATCACCCTGGACGGGGCCCTCCGGGTCCCGGTGGCGAAGCTATACACGATGCTGGGCCTGCCGGTGCCGCCCCGGCCGCCGACCGGGCGGCCCGTCATCGATCGTTAACGGCGGCGGCCCGGGTCGTTCCACCAGATCAGGGCCGCCACCAGCAGCAGCAGCCACCCCAGGAACAGCAGGTCCCACTGCACTAGTCCAGGTCCTCCGGCTGGACGACGGTCACCCGGCCGTCCACCGTGCGGAGCACTGTCGGCCACGGATGACTGACCGGCGGCGGGTCCCGGTGGGCGGACAGCACGATCAGGGACACGGCCACCAGGACGGCGGCCGCCGCCCCGCAGACCAGGGCCAGGGCCAGGCCCCGGCCCCGGTGGTCAGGCACTGGCCAGGTCAGACGGTAACCGGGTGGTCAGGTTCACGCCCTTCGCGTCCGGGGTGTCCGTGGTGCTGTTCCCGCAGCAGCAGTCCCGCAGCACGTCCAGGTCGGACAGCGAACAGGTCCGGACCGACCCGTCCCACAGTCCGGTCCTGGTGCCCAGGTCCAGGTGGCCAGGGCCCGGGACGTGGATGAACCGGCCGGAACCGAACGCGAAGATAGCTCCGTTACCGCTGTCAGCCTGGATCAGTTGCATGGTGTCGCCTTCCGGAATAGGTACAGGGGATGGGCCCGGGCCGGTGCCGCCGCCGCCCAGGGACGCCGCCACGGCGGCCAGGTCCGTTGCGTTGACGGCTATCTCGAAATGCATTTCGTCATAGCCCTCCAGCCAGTCCACGGCCCCCTGGACCTCGTCCAGAATGGCGTAGATGGTGCCTACCTGGGCGTCCGTGAACGTGCCGCCGGACCCGTTCGGGTGGTCGGGGGCGTTGTAATCGATCGCGGTCCCGGACGCGTGACAGGACAGGCTAGAGGGGTTGTTCACGTTGGCCTTGTACGTGTACCCCCAGCACCAACCCCCCACGATGGGTTCCACCCTGGCGTCCAACTGGGTGGCCACGTAGCCCAGGACCGTGGTCACGTCCCCCGCCTTCGCCCCGCCGGGGAACCATTGGGACTGGACCACCCCGATGGCGGACGGGTCGCTGTTGGCGGGCCACCCGTTGTAACTGTTCCCGCTACTCATGCCGGGCCCGCCGGCCGTGGCCGCCGGGGTGGGCCCCCGGGTGTTGGGCCAGCCACAGGTTCAGCCGGTCCCGGGCGGCCATCCTGGCCTCTGCCAGCGGGTACGGCAGGCCCCGGCCGGACGAGTCGTCATGGTCTGGGGGTTCGCCCCGGGGTTCGATCCTGGCGGGCGTGGGGAACGGGTCGGGTGTCATGGCCCCGGGTGTAGCAGACGGCCCCGACAGTCAGTCGTCGCGCCGTTCGTGGCGGCCGCGTTTGCGGGCCTTCCACCGCCGCCACAGTCGGCGGCCGAACAGGACCCACAGGGCCCATAACTGGCGATCCGGGTCCGTCACGGCCGCAACCCTGCCATCCGGCCCCGACAGCCGGTTATGAGTCCGTGATGGGGCGGGCCGGGCGGCGTTGGTTCCCCCAGTGGGCCAGGCTGGCGGCCGTCAGGGGGGCCACGTCGGCCGTGGACGAGCGGCGGCCCCAGACCCAGCCACCGTCACCCACGGGGCGTTTCCCGGCCCCCTGCACGGCGGCGTTCAGGGCCTGTTCGTTCCGGTGCCCCACGGCCGTGCGGTCCACGGCGTCCTTAGTGCCCTGGCAGGCGGCCACGTTCTCCGCCGGGGTGACCTGGCGGATGGTGACGCCCAGGCGGCGGGCCGCATCCACCACCACCAGGGCCGGGCCCTCCCCCGGGGCCACGATCAACGGCGGCCGGTGTTTGCGGCGGAGTTCATCCAGCCGGGCGGCCGCCCAGTCCACCCCCGGCCGGTAGGCCACCACCTCCAGCACCGGGACCCCGTCCAGGTCCGGCCAACACGCCAGGATGGCCGTGGCCGACTCGTCCAGGGCCACGTCCACCGCCAGCACCGGGGGCGTACCGGGCCGGGGGGTGGCCTTCACCCGGCGGCACGCGTTCCACACCTTCAGCGGGACAACACGTTTGCCGCTGTCCGCCCACACATTCAGGTACTCCCGGGCGAACCCTTCCGGGCCCATCACCTGGAGCGCGGACCGTAGGGCGGCCTCGTCCGTCAGCCCGGCGGCCAGCCCGGGGTGGACCCGGTGCCAGGTGGCCGGGTCCTCCGGGTCGTCATCCTCCGTCGCGCCGTACTCGATGACGGCCACGCCTTCGGCCCCGCCCCGGGCCAGGGCCAGGTACCGGGCCAGGTACACGGACAGGTCCGTCCCGGCCGTCCCGACCAACAACAGTTGGCGGCGGCGGCGGGTGGTGAACGTCGGAAGGATGGTCTGGTCCAGCCCGGTCCCCTGGAGTTCAGTGACTTCCTGGGCCTCGTCCACGATCACCCGGTCCAGGGCCGACCCGCGTAGGGCCCCGTCCCGGGGCGGGAACGCCTTGACGTAGCTGGGGGCGGCCCCGGTCAGGGACCGGACCGTCATTCGTTCCGACCCCTGGGACCGGCGGCCCTTGACGTAGGCGGCCAGCGGGGTGGACGGCAACTCTGACAGCCGTTCCCCGAACCGTTCCGACGCCTGGGCCCCCGTCTGGGCCGTGTAGGCGCAGTGGAGGTCCGGGTCCTCCAGGCACCGGCCCAGGGTGTCGTCAAACACCCAGGTGGTTTTGCCGCACTGGCGGGGGACCAGGACCACCCCGATGGGGTAGGCCATGCGGCCGTCCGCCAGTCGCTCGCCCAGGATGCCACCGGTCAGGGCCTGCCACGGCAACCAACGGCGGCCGTGGCAGAAGGCGATGAACTGGCCGATGTCACTACTGGGCCGGGACGGGTCCCGGGGGGTTGCCAGCCGTGGCAGCACGGAAGTCGGCAAGGGCAGCGGCGAGAGGGTCACTGGTTCCGGCATCGGTGGCGATCCCCTCTAGCAGGTCCCGGCGGGCCGCCCGGTACTCCGCCGACAGCATGACGTACCCGCGTCGGTCCCCGCCGCTGTTGGCGCTGTCCACCCGGTCCGCCAGGGCCTGGGCCACCACCGCCAGGTCCTCCGGGACGTCGGCCCCCTGGCCCCGC